GTGTATATCTGGATCTCTTCTTCCATACTTGGCTGCTTGGGCTTGAGCTGCGGCCACATTGTATATACCTCGTTCTCCTGATTTTGAATCATATAGAGATTTCCATTCTGCAATAAACTGCTCCATGTCTGGCTTGCGTGAGTACGCAACAGAGTTATTTGACAAGGCACGTTGTGGACTTGCTTCCCACCAGTTACCCGACTTTGCCTGTGCCATTTCAATATCATTAATATTAGAAAGAGAAATCATTGCTGAGCGACGAACTCCTCCAACAACAACCACTTCACCGATCTTGCACATAATGTCGTGGCATTCGATTGGCTTTAGATTTCTTCCTGTAGCATTCTTAAATTTTGCGATTGTAAAATCAAATAAGTTAATAAGTGGTTGTGGTCCTGAAGATCTTCCACCCATTGTCTTAAGTCTTGCTCCTGCTGGTCTTACCTTAGAAACATCAATTGCTGGAATCTGTCCAGACCAAAGTAGTGCTAGTAACTCACGGTATGCTTTAGCCCAACCCTGTTTTGAGTCTTCTACTGTAATAACCGTAGTTGACTTCTCTAAAGTTTCTGGGACGGCAGGAAGTTTATTGATGTACTTATACTCAACAGAGAATCCTACACCTGTACCACACATAAGGATATACATAGTCTCATCAAATGAACGTGGGGAATCAACTGGTAAGAAAGCACAGTTATATCCAGCTACATTATCTCTTTCCAATGCGGCTCCTGAAGTCATAACAGAACGCATTGATGGCATAACATTTCGTTCAAATACGAACTCTTTTAATTCCGCAACAAGCTTCTCATTTGGAATATAATTATGGTTCTTTTCTAGATGGCCAAGCATAAAGTTAAAATATCTATCTACTGTTTCACCCCAAGTCTCACGGCGATTATCTTCTGATATCCATCTTGCATATCTTGATAACGCAATGAAATTTTCGTACGGGTTTGCAATAGTCTTAGACATTTTATAATACCTTTTTCTCCGCCTAGCGGTTAATTTAAATTTAGTGTGAAGATCCTATTCTACCAAACAACTATTCATATGGGAAGTGGTAAAAAATATTTATAGTCTTTATTTTAAAATATTATTGGTCAACTATACACTTATACTTGATACTTATCCTGGTTGACTGGCTTGACAGGTTTATAGAATTAATGTTATGCTTAGAGTTCGTTATCTCTAGAGGAGGAAATGCCAATGGAGAAAGTAAAACAACGTTTGAGCGAAGTTGCCAATAGTTGGTCGTATATAGTAGTAATAGTATTATTTCTATTTACGGTTCAGCCAGGACCAACAGCAACTCAAGCTTTGCAGGTAGAAACACCTGTGAAATCAACAGTACAACTAAAGAAAGAAACCTTAGAGAAGTACAGCACTACTGTGTACAAGCCTTCTGAGACGCTAACAGACGAAGAACTAAAAGAACTTCTATCAGCTGTTGGTTTTGAAGGAAAAGCCCTTAAACAGGCTTGGGCTATTGTTAAGGCAGAGTCTAACGCAAGACCTATGGCTTACAATGGTAACAGGAAAACTGGAGACAGTTCCTACGGAATTTTTCAGATTAATATGTTGGGTGAACTCGGCATTGATCGTAAAGAAAAATTTGATCTAAGGTCAAACATTTTATTGTTTGACCCAGTAATAAACGCAGAGATAACGTATTACATGACTAAAGGCGGCACTGATTGGTCATCGTGGTCTTCCCTAAATGGGGCAAGGCACAAAGAGTTCCTAGCGGAATTCAAAAATTAGAAAGGAAGGTACATGAAGATACAATACGTGTCTAAGTACCTTTCTCTTTCGGGAGAGGGCCTTGTTCCAGAGCTATTATGCCCAATGGATCAAGGCTCTCTTTATCCCAATCAGGACTTTGAAGAGAACATATTTTTATATTGCCTAACCTGCTCATACAAGAAAACAATCGGAATTGTCGACTATGAGAATCTTGTAGCATTAGTAGAAAAGATCATTAATGAATAAAGAGCCCGAAAAAAGTGCGCCGAAAATAGAACAGCCATTTTCAACATATGAATTTGAATCAACAGCTTTATTAGAAACTGACGCTATGGGGCGTGAGAAATTTTGGGAAGACTTAGGAAGAGAAAATGACTGAAGAGACAAAGCCATCTGAGAACCTAGAAGATAATCTGCCTATGGTCAATTACATTATGCTTCACCGCATATATGACATGATGACTATCATGGCAAATAAAGCGGACCCTGAGAAAACATCTAAAATGATTGAATACCATGAACAAGGATATCTCCTTGGACCTGGACCATCTTTTACTCCACCAGAATAAGTCAACTAGAATGCTTGACATAGAAAATAACCTGTATTACAATTAAGATGTGTAGGTGATGGCGGCAACGTCTCCCTATATAATGTATAGCAATATACTAGAAAAGCCCATTCGGATCCGCCTCTGAATGGGATTTTTTCTTTTTATAGATAGATATATATAATACGGGCAATATGGACATATAGTGCAATAAGTGCGAAAAAAGTGCTTCGGCGAAAGAAGAGCCCATATTGTAGATGTGTGATCATTTTCAGAATATGCCTTATAAGCCCTCTACGGGGGCTCTAAGCCCTTAACGGGTCATAATTGGTATCTCCGATTCATAGACCCCAGAAAAGGGCGGGAGATAAAAGATTAGGGACTTTACCCTATATAGTTATATACACCAATGAGTAATATATACCCAGTATAGCCAGTAATGACCATAGGAATGATTTAGAACTGTTCAAGGTCTATATCTTCATCTAGGTCAAAATCAAAGAAGTCTTCTTGCTGTCCCGCCCAATTTAAAAATTTAGATAGAGCTACACCTGACAGGATTGCTGTCGCAATTAGCGTAATGAATCCAAATAATTTCTTCATAAGTTTCCTGTCATATATGCTATTAGAATAACTATAACTGGTCCAAATATAATAGATGCTTGTAACCAATTCATAATATTATTATACCATAATCCTAGTCAACTACAATATTCAATGCATGATCTGAACAGTAATATATCATCTTACCATCTAGCGTTAGCTTAGATGTATATGATAATTTATCACAGTATGTACAAAAGTTCATTTATCCTGCCTTCCGCATTTTTCTTATATGTGTTCTAGCCCTATGGCAATTAGAACATACTACTTCACATTTGGCTATTTCTTCATCTAATCGTTTCTTCGATAACGTATTTATGAGTTCCGCCACATTTGCTTGCTTTTGTCCACGAACATGATCAAAGTCCATCATGTAGTATGGATAGGATATCTTACAGTCCATACATGGGTTCTTCTCTTTTACTTCTTTTAAATAACGTGCCAGATGTTCTTTTTGTTTCTTGATCGATATCTTCTCTGGAGACATAAGACAATTATATAACATCCTATATCTAATTTGAGAGAATATTTATCCTTGGTAAACTATAGATGTATCAATGAGAGTTGTATCACGAGATACTATATACCCGCCTGTTTGATCCAGAAATTGTTTTGCTGATGCTTGATCAGCTGCTAATACCTGTACAATCATTTCTACCTTGTAAGTAAAACATGAGCTTTGGTTTGACATATTAATCCTAGTCGACTGCTTTATCATATTCTACTAAATGTTAATAAAATATTTTTTTAGACTTATAGCCTTTATATTTGTATTTATCTTTTTAATGATAACTTCCAGAATTTAAGCATACAACCCCTATACCCCTTTTATGATTTCTAAAAGAGAACCCCGAAATGATCGGAGTATAAATCCGCCATTCATCGGTTGAACCTATAGTAGGCCTAGCTATTATCTGAAAGTAATTGTATAATACAACTTCCGTCATCATCGCACTTGGAGTTTAACCCCTTGATATTATCTCCGAAAACTGTCCAAGGTTTACAGTATAGCATTTGGTATTTTCGTAAGTCAATGGATCCAGGGAAATTCTTTTTCCCGCCCCCTTTTTGAAATTTGAGAAAATGTTAATATTATTTTAATTTGTATGATACACACTATTATAAATGTCCGTTTTGTCCGATAGTGCGCCCATAGACTTATTGGGCTGAGCGTGAGTGTGATGCGACTCACAAAAGTTTTTTTAGAATACTGGCAAGTAACCCCCCTAAATGTCAGTCCCCCCTGCTAGAATAAAGATATAAAGAAAACAAGCGGTAAAGAAATCCGCTAACGAAAGGAGCAATCAAATGCTCACTCAAAACACACTAGACACAATCGTCTATGAATACCAACACGGGGGCGTGAAATCTAATCACCCCGAATTGACTACCTATGAGCGCAAGGCGTTGCTAAAGCACCTCTTTAGCCTACCGACCTATTGCTCTTGTTGTGTGAGGTAAATCACACGGACACTAGGGTCTAAGTCCCCCTAAATGTCAGCCGTATCGGCTACAATAACGACATACAACTAAATAAGAATTAGAGCGTGAGCCTAGCAAATAATCCGAAAGGTGAGCCTAGCAAATAACCGCTCAACAACTAACTAACTACTAACGAAAGAAGCACCAAATGTCATACGCTTACTCATACGAAACTAACTCAGTATCTAAATGGGATACTATCCAATCAGATGTCGCAGACGCATACGCTTATCTAGATGAGGCAGATGAAGAACAACCGCCACTAGATGACTTTGATGAGTCAGATGATGAACAACTAGCAAAACTATTCGCACTAACTTGGGAGAACTAATAATGACTATCACATACACACTTTGGCAAGGCTCTCAACTATTAGCCGTCAATCAAAAGGCTAGCAAGCCCGAAGAAATCTTAGCGGTAATTGCTGAACTAAATAAACTAGGTAAGGGATTCACTTACAACATTAGAGAGGTAGAAACTAAGTAATGACTATCAACGGATTTGAGTTACACATAACTAACGAATACGGATTTGAGTTAGATAGTTTCTTAGGGGCTATCTATCTACCTTGGCACACTATTATTCTTACCGCTCTAGCGGTAGTAGCCTATAAGGCTTATAAGAAATGGGGTAATCGTAAATGACTACTAATCGCATACTAACTACGCTAGTCCAATTAGGTATTGGGATCCCCGCCCTACTTATGCTCCGCCTAGTAATTCGTGACCTAATTCACAATAAATTAGACTAACGCTACGGCGTGTCGGCTTGACAAAGTCAAGCTGGCCCGCAAAGGCACGGGGTCGGGCGTGTCGTTACGCTAATGTTATAGAACCCCTTGAATTTTGTGAGGTTTATCACAAAAAAAGATTTCTTGAAATACGGCGTGTCGTGTTGATAATGTCGGTGTGCTCGTGTATACTACCTACTATAACCACAACGAAAGGTCGATAAAATGACACTAGATGAATACAAGGCTTATGTAGAAGCCACACGCAAGGAAAGCCTATTGAAGGCTATCGCAACAATGTCAGAGGCTAATGATAAGATGTCCTCTCTATTCAATACTAAGGAGGCAGAATAAATGGGTTATGTAGAAATCTTTCGTATAGATGATGAGGGTGCTGGCTGGGTAGATTTATCCGAGGCAACACCTAACGAATTACTAGATTTAGAAATTGGCTTATTTCAGGAAGGTGCTATCTAATGGAGAAAACACAATTTGAAAAAGATTTAGAAATCAAGGAAAGTTTTATTGATTTACTAAATGACATTTACCCAGAGGTAAAGATTGGCTATTCAACTTTTACTCCCGCCGAGATTTTGGAATGTTGCGACCCTATCGCATTTTCAATCGGTCTTATTGAACACGAGGATTATTTAGCAGAAATGGAAAATGAATGAGCGACTTATTCGGATTTGAAAAAGCAATTCAACTAGATCATCTTAGCGATGAGCAAATAAATCAGCTTGAGGAAATTCTAAAAGATTTTCAATAACTAGCGGCGTGTCGCCTTGACAAAGGTGATCCGCCCGCAAAGGCACGGGGTCGGGCGTGTCGTTACGACATTGTTATAAAATCCCGTGAAATTTGCGGCGTGTCGATTTGACAGACAAATCGGACATATTGATGTGATTAGTATCACACGACTTGAGCGTCTCAAAATATGGACTTACTGGCTAGTAATGTGAAAATGTCAGTGGGTTCGTGTATAATTCCTACTATAACCAAACGAAAGAAGGTCTGCCCAATGGCTACCAAACTCTACACAATCGAAAGCCTACTCGTA